CTGAAGAAACCCAAGAGCCAGTACCTCTGGACAGGCTCGCAAAAATCTATCGCAAAATCAAGGAGCGCATCGACCGCTTGACTCAAGAGTACGACACCGAAATCGAAACTCTGAAGGCACAGCAAGATGAAGTCCGCTTTGCGATGAAAGACCAGATGAAGTCCATGGGCGTCAAGTCCGTGCAGACTTCCTTTGGAACTGTGTCAATGGTGACCAAGACGCGTTACAACACGCAGGACTGGGACTCATTCAAGAAGTTTATTCTTGAGCATGAAGTCGTGGACTTGCTGGAGAAACGCATCGCGCAAACCAACATGGCACGGTACCTCGAAGAGAACCCGGGCTCTCTCCCGCCGGGCTTGAACTCTGTAACGGAGTTTGAGATTCGCGTAACTAAACCAACCAAGTAAATTTATCATGACTAATATCGCACTATTCAACCCTTCCAATGTTCCCTCATTCGCACGCAACAACGAGTTGTCTGACACAGCCAAAGCCCTCACGGGCGGTGGCGTAGGCACTAGCACCAAGCGCATCTCCATCAAAGGTGGTGTGTTCCGTTTGCTGGCCGGTGGCAAAGAGATCGCTTCTATTGACGAGCGCTTCTTGGATGTCATCATCGTCAAGGCTGCCCCCAAGGTCAGCCGCATCTTCTACGCTAAGTCTTATGACGGTGACAACATCACTGGCCCTGACTGCTGGAGCAACGATGGTGAGCGCCCAGACGCATCCGCTGAAAACAAGCAAGGTACTACCTGCATGTCCTGCCCCCAGAACATTGCAGGCTCTGGCCAAGGCAATAGCCGTGCTTGCCGCTACCAACAACGCTTGGCTGTGGTGCTTGAGAACAACATTGAAGGCGACATACTGCAGTTGACTTTGCCAGCCACTTCGGTGTTTGGTAAGGAAGACGGAGACAAGCGCCCATTGCAAGCCTTCGCTCGCAACTTGGCTATGCAGAACCCTCCCATCAGCCCCGAGATGATTGTCACTCGCATGAAGTTCGACACGAAAGCAGAAGCGCCCAAGTTGCACTTCGCGCCTAGCCGTTGGCTGACTGACGAGGAGTACGCAATCGTTAAGACGCAAGGCGACAGTGATGAAGCCAAGCGTGCAGTCGTGATGACTGTTGCCGCCGCTGATGGTGTGAAGCCTACGCCTAAGTTGGCCATCGAAGGCAAGCGCCCCATGGGTGAGTTGACCAAGGAAGAAGACGCTCCAGCATACGAGCCCATCGCGGCCAAGGCTTCTAAGGCGAAAGCCAAGCCTGTCGAGGTAGAGGAAGATGTTGAACCCGAAGTTCGCAAGGAAGCGGCTAAGCCGTCTGCTGTGCCCGCCAAGAAAGGCAAGCTTGCAGACATCGTGTCCGATTGGGACGATGAGTAATTGAATCGGGGGGAAAGCTGTGCAAAGTTTTAAAGCTTGCGGACGAGCAGTTAGTACCCCCACCTAAACACTATGGCCTATTCACAAAGAGTAATTGACGCAGTCATGGCTGCAAAGAAAACGCCCGGCAATCAGCTTGGGCGTTGGGCAATCTACCTAGATTTCCCTGTGACGAAGATTGCTTACGCGCTCGGAGTCACTCGCCAAACTGTGTACAACTGGTTTGAAGGTAAGGATGTTTTTGTCGCGTATCAAAACCGCGTAGAACTCCTTTTAGAAATAATGAAGTCCTCAAAGGACGCAGAACAAGCTTGGAGAAAGATATGCAAAGAATACAACCTAGAACCCTGACAAACAGGGAGTTGATTAACTACTGCGCTGATGCGGTAGATGATCCGTTTGGTATGCCAAAGGAATGGCAGAAGGAATTACTGCGTCGATTCGTGGCGCTTTCTCCAACGGACGAGCATCCGTTCATCGACCCCCAACAACAAAACCTTTTCTGACAAGGCAAACAATATGGAACCGCTTGAGTTTGTAGCGGCGGTTTTGCCACCGCCCGGAAATGGGCGCTATTGCGTGGTGGAACTTTCAAGAAAAAAAGAACATGCCTATGTTCACACACTGGAGGAAGCACAACCTTTCATCGACAGATGGAAGAAGACGGGCGAAGACATTTACTTTGCGTTAGGTACATTCGGGGACGACAACAACCGGACTGCGGACAATGTGCACATGGTCAAGACCTTTGCCATTGACGTGGACTGCAACCATCCCAAAGACTTGCCGGATGCGGAAGGCAACATCAAGCCCAAGGCATACGCTAGTGCGAAGTTGGCGGCTCAAGCCATCATGGATTTCACCGAGACTACGGGGTTGTCTGCACTGGGCGATCCTTGGATGGTGGCGTCTGGCGGTGGGGTACACGCATACTGGCCGATCTCTGAGGCCGTGGATGTCAACGAGTGGAAGCCGGTGGCCGAGGCGTTCAAGCGCATGTGCTACCAGAACAAACTGGACATTGACCCGACAGTAACGTCAGACGCATCCCGCGTTCTACGCATCCCTGCCACAATCAATACCGGCATCAAGAACCGGAAGAAGGTACGCGCCCAGACCAACGTACGCTTTATGAGCGAAGGCGCTGTGTTTGAGTTGGCTGACATCCGCGCTGTGGTGGAGAAGAACCTCATCGGTACGCAGTATGAAGTAAACATGGCCAAGCAGCCTAGCAATGTGGTTGAGCTACCCGGTACTAGGCCAGCCGCACCAAGCGCAAGTCAGGTCAAGTTGTTTGAGAACAGCGTCACTCGCTTCAAGAACATCTTGGTCAAGACCCGTGCAGGGACAGGCTGTGGCCAAATCTCACACTACGTAGAACACGCTGAACAAGACGGCATGGAACCCCTGTGGCGCGGAATCCTGTCTTGGACGAAGGTCTGTGTGGATGGCGAAGGTGCATCAAAGTGGATCAGCGACATGCACCCCTACAGCGAAGACCGCATGCGCACCAAGCTGGCTGAGATCAAACACTGGGGCAAGATTACAAACCCCTTGATTTTCGGGCGCGACATGGCGGTGACCACCGTTGAGAGTGTTGTGGAATTACCACGCGTCTCAATGGACGAGGAAGTCAAAAAGGTTCTACGCCCTGAAGCACCCCGTGGCTACGCTTATGGTGAGCGTGGTGGTGTGTTCATTCAGAAGGAAGACGAAGACGCGCAGGGCAACAAAGTCATGCGTAGCGTGTTGATTATTCCCTACGATCTTTTCCCTGTGGACATCCTGAGCCACAACGGGGAACACACAGTGCACTTCATGGCCATCAGGCGCGAGGGTGTGCAGAACATCACGATGGCTCAGAAGGCTGTCGTGAGTCAAGACGAAACAGTTAAGGCACTGGCCAATCAGAATATCGTGGCATCGTTCGGTCGAGGCAACGACAAGAATTTGTTTGATTACGTACGTGCAAGCGTTGAGAAGATGAGCAACGACAAGTCACCCGTCAAAGTACCCGCCAACTACGGCTGGCAAGAGAATGGCATGTTCGTGTACGCTGGTAAAATATACAGTGCCACATCAGCGCCTGTGGAAGTGCCGATGCCCGGCTTAGAAAACATTGTGGCCAACACCAAACCCAAGGGCTCGATCGAGAACTGGGTGGCGTTTATTAAGATGCTTATAGCAAAGAGGCTATATGGGCATCTGTCTGTCGTTTTGGCAGGCGCCAGCGCCCCTTTTATGCGGTTTACGGGCATTTATGGGATGACCTATCACTGCGGTTCAACCGAGTCCGGCACGGGTAAATCACTGGCACTGGAAGGGGCGGCTTCGATATGGGGTCACCCAACACACTACCGCACAGGTAAGAGCACTTCTCCTGTTGCAATGCAGCAACGCCTTGGTCTGCTGCAAAGTCTGCCCTTGGTGACGGACGAGATCACCGCCAAGAACCGCAAGGATGCTGAGTGGTTTCCCGAGTTCCTACTGGACATGACCGAGGGTCGCGGCAAGGAGCGTATGGAGTCAGGCGCTAACAAGGAACGCTTGAACCTTTCTATCTGGCAGACAGTGGCCATCATGTCCTCCAATACCCACGTTGTGGACTACCTAACAGGTTCACGCAAGCACTCATCGGAAGGCGAGATGCGACGGGTTCTAGAGTTTGTCATGGACGAAGAACTGGCGTGGGAACCCCATGAGATTGAGGTCATCAAGTCGTTGCAAGAAAACTACGGCGTAGTTGGTCATGAGTTGGCTGAGTTCTTGGCCAAGAATGTACCGATGCTCAAAACCCTTGTGCCTGATGTTGTGCGTAACTGCTACAAGGACTTCAACGCTACCAACGATGAGCGCTTTTGGATGGCAGGAGTTGGCACGATCATGACGGCAGGTGCAATTCTCGGCAATAAGTATCTGAACATTGTTGACTTTCCACTCAATGAGATCAAGGAATTCTTAAAAGGACGCGTCAATGTGGCACGGGGCACAGTGCGCACTAGCAAGCGTAATGCCGAAGATGTACTTAACGGCTTCATCCAAGAGAACTACGGCAAGTTCGTGGTGGTGCGCTTTAACGCTAAGTCAGGTGCAAGCGCACTGCTTGGTGACACCGTTTTAATCGACTCATCCACAACCCGATCGGTAGTTATGGGGCGCGTGGAGCACGGCGTAACAGCCAACCACGTAGACTTCTACATTGAGGAACGCTTACTGAAGACCTTCTGCTCCAACATGAGCTTTGGCTACGCTGACTTTAAGCGTCAGCTTGAGAAACAGTTTGTAGTGTCCTACATGCCCAAGAAAGACTTAATGGCAAGAACCAGTGGCCCACCCATGCGAGTAGCCACCATGAAGATTTCGAGAGAAATTTCTAGCTTGGATGAAGAAGTTATCAATCCTCTATCCATGGCCGCAGCTTAAACGGGGGCAGGGGTTCTTTGTCCCTTGCATCGACACTGCGGCTGTTAGAACCGAGGGCTTGAACAAGGCCCTCGGCTTTCGTTTGTTTGACGCCCGAGCCAAGATCGGGATCAAGGACGGCTTTACTGGCGTGTGGTTTTATCGACTGCCTTGATAAAGGCTCGGGCGTATTCCGTCTGTGCCTTGTCGATACGCGCCAGCATCTCGTCTTTCTGTTCAGTAGTCAGCTTGGGTGATGCTTCTACCTGACGGCGGTACTTGGCAAACTCACCAAGTTTCTGCTGTACCGAGCCAGACACCGATGCTGCTCCCAAGGCTTCTGCGTGTTCCTGCGCAAACGCTCTAGCCTCGGCTGTCTTGCCCTGCTCCACAAGGCGGTTAAACGTACCCTTGGTCTGCTGGATACTTTCCATCATGTCATACGCTTCGTCAAGGGTGCCCCTGCCTTCAACGGGCTGGAACAAACCACCAATAATTGGCGTCTTGCTGGCCTTGAGCGTAGGCTTGGCTACTTCTTCTCCCATCTGCATGTTCAGTAGCGGGTTGGCTAATTGCACAACAGCAATACCCATACCGCCGGTATAGCCACGGATGAGGTAGTCAATGCCAATAGGCGACAAACCTTCTTTGCCTGTGATCTGTTTGATCGTTTCGCTACCTGTGATACTGCCAAGCAACTTGGCAAACTCTGTGGTGGACTCGCGTGAGCGCTCACCAGCCAGCATCTTCTGCTCACGTTGTGACTCAATGTCCCCGCCAAAGAACGACTTGCCAAGGTATACCTCAGTCAGCGGTTTAATGGCTTGTGGCAACGTAAACGGATTGGTCTGCGCTACAAGTTTGAGCCAACCACCCACCGCCTTAGATGCCTTCTCGTCGTTAGACGCCATATCCCATACCGCTTCGGGCAACGCTTTAAACAAGTAACCCAATTCAAACGGGATAGGTACACGCACAGGCTCGTCAAAGCCGGGAAGGTATACGAACCAGCTACCATAGCGTTCTTCCGGCTTGGCGCGTTTGTATGCCTCATCGTCAGACATCATGGCAGCATAAGCCAGTGTGCCTGCGGCAATCATCAAACCACGAGCCATCATCTTTTGCTTAATCTTAAGCTGTTCACTGAACGGCATCTGGCCTGTATAAGCGCGGTAAAGCACATCCAGACCTTGAATCTGAGCGTTGAAAAACGGGATAACAATCGACAGCGCTTGCATGCTAGGCGACAGACCGCGACGGCCAAAGTTCATGGACTCTAGCGTACGCAAAAGCGCGGCTTGCTCGGACATCCCTTTGGCTAGGGAGTCTTTGTATACGACAGCACGGGTAGACGCATCGCCTTGCATAGCAAACGCATCCAGTCTGGCCACAAGTTTAGTCCAGCCAGATTTACCTGAAGTAATTTCTTTAAGGAACTTAGACGCATCGCGCTGATCGCCCGTGAAAACGTTGCTACTGATAGCGCCTGAACGCATTAGCTTGGATTCAACTTCGCTGCGTCCGGCCACCATAGTGGCCAACTCTCTAAATGAACTGAGCACTGGCGTAGCGTCTGTGCCCGTAGTCAACCAAGCATTTAAAGGGTCGCGGATAGTCTGACGCACAGCGTAAGCTGGATTGCGTGTCACAAACTTACGCAGAATGTCCGCAGGAATACCCATCATCTTGATGGCTGCTGGCATTGTGGTCTTGATACCTTCCATGCCTTTGATGATGAGTTCCGCAGGGATACCGTACATGTCCTTATCGATAAACACAAAATGGTCTTTGCCGTTGACTTTGAACCGCACAGTGCTATCGCTTGCGGGGCCTGAGCCTTCTCCAAGCGCTGTGGCAATACCCATCTTTTGAAGCACAAACGCAGACTCTTTAACCATCTGGTTGCGTAGAGCCAAGTCAGTCAACATGAACGTGTTCTGAACCGAGCTTGTAAAGAGTGGCAAAATGTTTTTATTGCCGCCAACCAACTCTTTTAGTTGTGGCTCTGTCTTAACGTTACCAATACGAACAGGCGTCTCTTTGTCCACCATCAACTCGATGTTGCCGCTGTTGCTGTTGACGCGGTAATACGGGATGTAGGGTACGGACTTAAGTTCCTTGGCCAACTTTTCTGTGATGGCGCCTGTTTGCACAAGGAAATCAACTTGCCCGTCATTGAACTCTTTGTAGATACGGGCGGCTTCTAGTACAGCGTCTTTCTTGGTGCTGTCGCTGTTAAGCAGACGCATGACATCGTTATATTCCTTCTCAGCCAGAGCAGGGTTCTCGTAGTTCAGCTTTTGCCAGCCCTTGACCTTAGCTCTTTCTCCTGCCACGTATGCTGTCAGGATAGCTTCAGCTTCCGAGTCGTTGGCAAACTTGCCCTTGTGTAAGGCTTCCGCCACTTCAACCATGTTAGCGCCCTTGACGCTGTCGTACACGTAGCCACCGCCTTCGCCTTTGCGTAAGACAAGTTTTCCGTTGGTCAGCGCTTGACCCGCATACTGGCTGCGCTGTTGGCCGAATCGAAGATAGAACTCAGCGTTTTGGGCTTCCAAAGAAGTGATGACGTTGTTGGCTACGCCACGTTTGAAAGCTTCAGACAAGGCTGCGTCTTTGTCACAAACTGAACACGGCCTGTAAGCCCCATGATGTTGCCAAGCAACTGGTCTTTGATCGAAGGTTCTTTGGCAATGAACGAAGCACCGTACTGCGTGGGTTCTTTCTTGGTACGGAAGGCCATCTCACCATCAGCCGCCCTGTACGCACCAATTGTCTTAGTCTCAAACGCTTTGCGGGATTGCTTCAAAGCATAGAAGATGTCAGATGTTGATAGTACAGAGGAAGAAGTGAAGCCCAGATCACGCAAACCTGCGCGAATCATGCCGACAAACTCCTTGAGCCATCGGCCAGGTCCAATAGTTTTTGGCCACCGATGTCAAGCGCCAGTTGACGCAAGTCCGTCTTGTTAGCGTACGCTTGGAGGCGTGGGATACCGATGATGGTGTCGATCCCGTAGTGACCAACCAACTCGTGGAACACAGTGGCTTCCAAGTCTTTCAAGTCAGCATGCTGGTCGCCCACCACCAAGACCGTACCGTCGCTAAATACAGCGCCTTGCACCATGGCTTCGGTGGGGTCAATGCCTTCGTCTGACATGCGCTTGAGAAGGGCAACAGGAATCTTGCCGGGGTTAGCGGCATATACCATCTTCACGTTCTCAGGCAGTTTACTCTGCACTTTTTCCATGAAGTCAGCGGCTTGCTTGGCGTCAACTGCACCGCCTTCTGTCTCACGGGTGCGGTAGGCTGTGCCAGTATCGGTGTCGTAAGCTGCTTTGACCAGTTCTTCAACTTGCGCTTTGGTCAAGCGTGTGCCTGCTTCACGCAAAGATTTTTTCTCTGTAGCTACACGGCTTTCAGCAGAGCCTGTACGGTCTTCAGTAGGTGCACGGCGTACTTTACGCGTCTCTTGAACCGTACGCTTAGAAGGTGTCTCTTGTTTGCTCTGAGCCAGCGCTTCACGCACGATACTCGTTTGCTCTGCAAGCGTAGCCTTGTACTCAGGCGTTTTCTTTCCAAGTTCCAACGCTTTGGCGGTTAACTCGTCATTCATCTTTAACTGGAACGCAACGACGTCAGGATCGTTTTTGCCGTATTGCTCGCGTAGCGCGGTAAAGCGCTGGGCTATGTTGTCGCCAAACTTGTCGTACTCAGGTTCCTGCCTGCCTAGTTTTAACGCAAGCTCACGCATTTGAGGAGACATCTCGGCTTCTTTGCGGACATTGCCTGACTCAATTCGTTTGGTTGTCTTAACGGCACGGCTTACTTTGGCACCAATGACTTTGCCTTTTTTACCCTGTTCGACTTCTTCGGGTGTTGGTGCTGCGCGGCGCTTCAATGTGTCAAGCTGGGCTTCACCCGCAGCTTTCTTTTCTGCCGCTATAACGCTGGCTTTAGCCGCTGGCTTAACCTCGTACATGCTCTTGTACATGCCTTCAATCTGCTCACGAACGGGCGTGATCTTGGCCAATACTTTGTTGTACTTATTCAGTGCCGCATTGATCTTACGCTGGAGTCCAAAGCTCTTGTTTGTTTCCGCTTGTTGGACAAGTCCCGCGTGTACGTCTGCAATATCGTACAACTCTTGCAACCAAGACTTGTTGGCGTTACCTATCGGGAGCACCACTTTGTTGTGCAGCGCTTTAATTCTTTCCATCGTAGCGTCGTACTGTTCTGGCGTTACAGTGCGCTTGGCTTCGGTTCCGGCAAGGTTTAGCCGCGTATCTAGTGCCCGAGTCATGCGCTGCTTTTCAGCATCCTTGACATACTGGGAAACACGGCCAGCCGACATGTTTGTTGCTTCTGCCATACGGCGGTCAGCCGCCTCCCGTTCTGCGGGAGTCATCTCTGTGCGCTGAATGTTCTCAGGGCTGAAGATGTCCAACTGCCTTGGGTCTTTCTGCATGGCCAACTGGATTGGCTTGTCATCAGACACACGCTTTAAGCCGTAACCTTCGGGACGCTCGTACTGGGTCTCAACCGCTTTGGGCTTAAACTCCAACGCTTCCTTGGGCGTAGCCGCAATACCGGGCACGGTGGTGGGCTGCTCTGGGCCTTCAGGCTTCTCCGTTGGGGGGATAGGCGCTTCTTCAGCCGTAAACAACTCACGGGTCTGGCCACGCTGTGCTTGGTTAATAGCTTTTTCTTCAAGGACTGAACGCTTCTGACCAAAGCTTTCCATCAGATCCGCACGCTCTTTGTTCAACTCATCCAGTCTGGTTGTGAGTTTAGGTAGCTCATCAAATGAGCCTAGCTGCGCTGCGTCCGCAAGCTTCTTCTTGGCGTTCTTAATCTTTGTATCAATGCTAGAAAGCGCAGCTTTAGCCTGTGCTTCCAACTCCGCAGGAGTTTGCGTCACACCTCCTAGACCCTCAACCGCCTGTGCGGTGGTTTCTAATTGCGTTTGAAGGGGTGTGTACTGTGCATACAGTTCGTTGACCTTGGCCGTGTCGCCAGCGGTAGCCGCTTCCTGCATCTGCGTTTGAAGGGTAGACAACTGCGCTTTGAGGCGGTCGTACTCCTCCATCGTCCGATTTAAGTCGGGTTTGGGTGCAACAGGAGCAGCGGCAGGGGCTGGGGGCACAGCGCCCGTATCCATAGTACCCATGACCGCACCGGGGCGAACAGTCTCTACAACTGGTGCAGGGGGAGGAGGCGGTGCTGGCGCAGGCAACGCCAACATGGGAGGTTGTGTTTCCTCCGGCGCGACTTCTGGTGCGGGTGCTGGCGCAGGTGCGGCTTGTGCGGCAGCTTCTTGTTCTGCGGCTTGTCTAGCGGCAACTTCGTCTCGGGCTGCGCCTTTTTCCGAAAATCTACCAACGGCACCCAAGGGGCCAAGCAAACCAGCTTGATATGCGGTTTCTCCGTACTCTTTCATTGCATCAGGAGAAGTTAGGGATAACCCTGCCTGTGCACGTTCCAACATCTGTTGAGCAATTTCTGTTGGCACTTCGGCCAACACGCCCGTAGCCGTACCTTTTGCAAGGGTGGCCAGTAGTTTCTCATCCGCCAGCTTTGTGGCTTGGGCAGCAGACTTCCCAAAAAAAGCCATCTCAGGAATGCCTGTCAGCTTGCTGACCAGTTTGCCACCAAACGGAATAAATGCTTGCGCTACATCCAAGGCAGCTTGCGGGACGGCTGCGGCTCCGGCAGTACCAGCTTCAATCTTAATGGGTTCACCACGAGCAGTTTGCTCTTGTGCTTGGCGCTCAATGTTGCCGCCATACTGCTGAATCAGGGAGGGGAGAAACGCGCCTGCAAGACCGCCCACCACACCGCCAGCTACAGTACCCGCAGGGCCAAGAGCCGTACCCGCCATAGCACCAAGACGGGCACCACCAAAGGAAGTGGCTAAGTTAGGCGCTTGTTCAGCAATAGCCAGAGGGATTTGACGACCAACTTCTTTGGCAGCAGAAAGAACGCCA